ATGCTGCCAATCAGACTAGAGCTTACTTTAGAAATGTAGATTACACACTCTTAGATGCTAAAGGTAACCCTGTTTATAGAGTTAAGGAGGTTACTGATGCACTAAAAAATACTCTGCAAGTAATAACTACACTAGAAGGCTTAAAAGAGAAGGTAGAATCTGAGAATGTAGCACAGAATAAGGTTAGAGCAGGAGCAAAGATTAATAAATGGGAACAATAAGGAATGCTAATGGTATATGGGTTAATACTGAGCCTTTTAGAGAGGCAGGTAATAACTTTATTACTACTGGTAGGTATACTGATGCCTTACCTGGAACATTAGAATTTGATAGATTCTGGGATCAGGAATACACTAGGTGTATGGAAGGTTATGAAGTCTCTGGTGCTAAGATAACTGGTAAACATTACTTCTATTTAAACTATTGCTTGATTAATAAGGTAAATTTAACTGATGATAATAGAGGTAAAAGAAAAGTATCTAAAGGATTTCTTCTTCCTGACTTTTGGGATGGTGATTATGAGTACTTCTGGTTCTTAGAGATAGCAGAGAATGGTATAGATCCTCTCTTACTTCCTAAGCTTCATCTAAATAATAAAGTACTTTGGACAGAAGGGGGAAAATCTATGATAGTAGGTAAAGCTAGAAGAAGAGGTTTCTCTTATAAGAATGCTGCTACTATTGCATGGGAATACACCTTTGTTAAGAAAAGCTTAACCCTAGTTGCTGCTTATGATAAGAAATATCTATTCTCAGAAATTGGTATCTTTACTAAGGTTATGGATATGCTTAACCATTTGAATACCAATTGCCCAGCTTTTAAGAGAAGTAGGCTTGTTAATAAGATTGCTGATGGTAGAATTAAGAGTGGTTATATAGAGTATACTGATGATGGTACAGAATTAGCTAAAGGACACCAAAGTTCTATTACTTGTGTATCCTTTATGAATAACCCTGATGCTGCTAGGGGAGCAGATGCTAGTAAGATTATTGTAGAAGAAGCTGGTACTTTTGTTAATTGGAATGAGAGTTACTATGCTATGGAACCTTCTATTAAGGCAGGAGATTACTATACTGGTATGATGATTATCTTTGGAACTGGTGGTGATATGGAAGCAGGTACTATTGACTTTGCTGAGATGTACTACAATCCTGATAATTATAATATGATGCCCTTTGAGAATGTATGGGATGAGGAAGGTTTAAGAGATAAGAGTGCAGGATTCTTCTTCCCTATGTATCAGAACTATGAAGGGGCTTATGATAAGAGTGGTAACTCTGATATACCTAAGGCTAAAGAGCTTTTATCAAAGCTCAGAGAAAATAAAAAAGCTAAAGCAAAATCTCCTGATGATTATCTTAGACATACTACTGAGTATGCTTGGTCACCAAGTGAGGCCTTTCAGATTATCTCTAATAATGTATTTCCTACAGAAGACTTAAGAAGACAGCTAGGCTTATGCATGACTAAAGATGAGTATAAAGGTATCTGTGGTAAGATGGCTTATGATAGTAATGGTAATCCAGAGTTTGTACCAGATTTGTCTCTCAGACCTTTAGAGTATAGAGATAAGACTATGGATAAGAGTGGTTGTATACAGATATGGGAAAAACCTACTCCAGGAGTTTCGTACAACTTATATACTGGAGGCTTAGATCCATATGCTACTGATGAGGCTAATTACTCAGACTCACTTGGTTCATTATTTATCTTTAAGAGATATGCTCTTGGTGAGCAAACTCATGATCTTCCAGTAGCTGAGTATACAGGTAGACCACAGAACTTTAAAGAGTTTTATGATCAATGTATCCTCTTAATAGAGTACTATAATGCAAGCTGTCTATATGAAAATAACATCAACAATTTCAAAACTCACTGTGAGAATAAACATAAGTTGCATTTATTATCCAGAACTCCAAGTGTGGTCAAAGCTGCTTCTAACCAACACACAAATACCTATGGTATCAGAGTTGTCGGCAATTCATATTCCTCTGTTAAAAATGAACTTATCACTTATGTAAATAACTGGTTAAGAGAGGAGTATGAAGATGGTAAGAGTAATGTTTATAAGATTAAGAGTATAGGCTTACTACAAGAACTTATCACTTATAATAGTAGAGGTAACTTTGATAGATTTATATCCTTCTCTCTAGCACTTATTAGAAGTGTAGAACTAACTAAAATACAACCTGCTTTTAAAGACTCGTATAAGAGGAATGGTAGGGATTTCTTCTCATCCAAATTATTTAGTAACTTATGATTCCACCTCTTCCTGAACAGAGAGTTCCTCAGGGAACTAAAGATAGCTTAGATTGGCAAAAGAAATGTATTATTGCCCTTGTAGGTAGAGCTTACTCTAATCTATCAGGAAGCAGAACTTCTAGAGAAGCTAAACAAATTAATTATGACCTCTTTAATTCAATTGTTAATATTGAAGATTTTAGTTATGTTACTAAGCCTTATGGTGTTGATATACATGATAGTATTGGTAACCTTCCTGCTAACTTTCAAGATTATAATATTGTGCGTAGCTCAGTTTTACAGCTTGTTGGTGAGGAACTTAAAAGACCTTTTACATACAAAGTGGTTTCTACTGGAGGAGAGGGTTATAATCAATACCTTGATGAGAAGAAGGAAGCACTAGAATACTCTTATATGGCTATGCTTAAGAATGCTCTTGGAGAGAAAACTGAGGCAGAGACACCACAAGAAGTAGAAAATTACTTTACAAACTCTTATACTAATAATGCAGAAATTACTGCTAATAAAATTCTTACTCATCTTGAGAAATCCTTAAAGCTTAAAAATCACTTTGTCAGAGGTTTTCAGAATGCACTTACTTGTGCAGAGGAAGTATATTATGCAGGTATCTTTAATAATGAACCTACCTTAATTCCTTGGAACCCAATACACTTTGAATGTGATAAGAATCAAGACTCACTCTTTATTGAGGACTGTGATTGGGCAGTAGGTAGAATGTGGTTAGATAGAGGACAAATACTAGATTGGTTTGGAGATAGATTAACAGATAAGGATAAAGAGAACTTAAGGTCTGCTGAGATCTTTAATGCTACTGCTTCTTATGGACAATCTCCAGAAGTTATTACAACAACATATCCACATTACAACTATACTGGTACCAAAATTCTTATGCAGCTTACTACTTGGAAAAGTGAGAAGAAGATTGGTACTGCAACTTACCTTGATAAAAATGGTCAAGAACAAAAGAAGACAGTTGATGAGAGTTTCAAGATACCTGCAGACTTAAAAGGAGAAATTAAAGTTGAATGGAACTGGATACCTAGAACATGGATTGGAGTACAAATTGGACCAACAATCTTCTTTGCTTATGAGAGCCCCTATCAGTTTAATACTGTAGATAATCCTTATAAGTGTAAACTTCCATTCATTGGTAGAATCTTTAATAACATTAATAGTAAGCCAACATCTCTTGTAGATCTTATTAAACCTTATCAATATCTATATAACATTATATGGTATAGATTGGAGTTAGAATTTGCTAAAGCTAAGGGTAAGAAGTTTGTAATGGATATTGCTCAAATACCAAAATCTAAAGGATGGAGTGTAGAGCAGTGGATGTATTACTTTGATACTCTGGGTATTGCATTTGTAAACTCAGCAGAAGAAGGTAGAGAGGGAGATCCAAGTTCTGTATCTAAATTTAATCAGTTTACTGGTATAGATATGAGTTTAAGTACTTCTATACAAGGTTACTTCTCAATGCTTAATAAGATAGAGGAAGCAGTAGAGAATATTACTGGTATCTCCAGACAGAGAAAGGGACAGATTAATAGTTCTGAGACAGTAGGAGGTGTAGAAAGATCTGTAGTACAGAGTAATGCCTTAACTGAGATATACTTTCATGAGCATTCTATGGTTAAGGAAAAAGTCTTAGAACATCTATTAGAAATAGCTAAGATAGCTTATGCTACTAATGAACAAGGAAAGTTAGTATTTGATGAGTTCTCTAGAACAGTACTTAATACTAAATCACTACTTAATACTGACTTTGGATTATATGTATCAGATAGTATTAAAGATAATGCTGTCTTAGAACAACTTAAGGGGCTTGCTAAAGAAGGTATCTCATCTGGTACTTTACAGTTCTCTAACTTTGTTACTCTTCTTAAATCTAACTCTATCTCTGAAGTAGAAAGCTCTATTAAGCAATCTGAGGAGAGAAAGATGAAGATGCAGGAACAACAATCTGCTACTCAACAACAGCAAATTCAAAGTAATGAAACACTTGCTAGAGAGAAGATGGATAGAGATGATGCTCAGAGACAACTAGATAGAGAAGCTAGACTTAGAGAAGCTGAGATTAGAGCACTTGGTAATGTTGGTATGAGTAATCCTGATGTTAATCAGAACTCTATACCTGATGTAATGGAAGCTACTAAACTTTCCTTACAACAATCTAAGCAACAGTTTGAGCAAGTTGAGAAACAACAAAAAATGGAACTTGAGAAAACTAAGATGCAAACTCAACAAGAAATGCAGAATAGAGAAAACTCTCAACAGAATAGAGTTCATGCTGATAAGATGAGGTTAGAACAACAAAAACTTGCCCTTAAGAAAGAAGAGATAGCTGTTAAGAAGAAAGCTCTTAAGTACAAGCCTAAAAGTAAATAACGTATAAAATTAAAAACATAAAATATGCCTAATTCAGTAAAGAAAGAAGTAGAGAAAGTAGAAGTTAAAGTATCTGAGGTAGTAGAAACTCTTGCTCCTGTAGTAGAAGAAGTAACTCCTGTAGTAGAACCTGTAGAAGAAGTTAAGTTATCTCCCTCCTTTAATAAAGAAGAAGTTGTAGCTAAACTTGCAGAGTTAGCTTCTATATTTAGAACTATGTATGGGGAACAATTAAATCCTGTATTTGCAGAGATTCATAAGTCTCTCTCTAATGCACAATATAAGATTATGCAAAACCTTTAATAGACTATGAATAAGAAAGGTATTAAAAAATATTTACCAGGGGCAGAAGCATTAGCAGGAGCAACAGGAGCAACAGGTGGAGGTTTTGCTAATAAAGCAGGTGCTTTTATGGGAAATTATGGAGGTGCTATAACCTCAGCAGCAAGTTCTTTAATGCCTTTGCTTATGAAGAAACCTGATCCTAATGCTAAACCTTATAAGAAAGGTAGTAAACTAATTAAATACCAAGAAGGTACAGATAATGCTGTTGCAGGTCCTAGTAGAAAAGAAACTGCTGATCTTATGAGAAAATATAATGAAGCTAATAAAAATAATCCTAATATTATAGGTGCAATAGATGATGAAGAGTTTAATGCAAGAGAACAACAGTTACAAGATTTAGGAGTATCAACACCTATTAGAAAAAGTACTCCTCCTAGTCTTCTTACTCCTAAACAAGTTTCTTTTAAACTTCCTCAACAAAGTTTACCAACTCCTAAACTTAATAAAGTAGCTATTGATAAACCTTCTAGGAGAGAAAGAAAAGCAGAGAATAAAAGACTTGAAACTTTAGCTAGAGCTCCTATTACTTATACTGAACCTGCATTTGTAGGACCATCTGATGAAGAATTAAAGACAGGTAAAGCTAAACAAGATGCAGAAGCTAAACAAAATAAACAACTTAAAGATTCTTTTCAATCTGATGTTTTAAGAAAAACTATACCTAAATCAAAAACTGTATCTACTGAGAAGAATCCTATTCTTTATAAAGAAGCTAAAGAAAAAAATCCTTATATTTCTTTTAAACAAATGTCTGTTGCTGATCAAAAACTTTATAGAGCAGGTATGGCAACAGGCAAAGCTTTTAAAGTAGGAGGTAGAGAATATGCAGCAGCTAAACCAGAAGAAATAGCATTTTCTGCTAGAATGGCTAGTAAAGGTAATAAACCTGATACTTATTATAAAGATGTTTATGAATCAAGAAAACCAACATTAGGTAAAAACTTTGGAACAACTAAAACTCCTTTTGTAGGGGCTAGAGAAAATGCTAATAATCCAATTAAAGGACAAGAGTTAGTTAGAATGAGTAGAATGGGTAAAGCAAACCAAGATAACTTTTATACTCCTGGAAGATTACCTATTCCTATTAAAAGAAATTATTCTAGTACTACAAAAACTACTAGTAAATCAAATGTTGAACAACCTAGTAATACTAGTAATAAAACAGCTAGACATACAACAGAAGATCCTGGTAAAAAAATGAAGAATAAGTTAATATCTTTTAATGAAGATAAAAACTATGATAAACTTCAAGAAAGAAGAGAAGTGATAAAGAAAAGAAAAGAACAAGAACAAGTTGCATTAAGAGAACAAACAATTAAAATGGATGAAAAAATGAAAAAAGAAAATCCAGAACGCTATAAACTTTTGATGAAAATTAATGCAAAAAGAGAAGCTAAAAAGTAAAATTCTAATAAATAATATTAGATAGTATAATAAACAACGTATAACAATTTAAAATTAGAACAACATGTTTGGAGACTTTGTAGAAGAAGAATTAGAAAACAAAAAACCTACAACTGAAG